GTACTGCGTCTAATTTAACATTCCAAGTTCCAACAGCAATTAGTGGATTGTCATTTGATGCAAACACTGGAGTTTTGACATCTTCATATACAAATAATGCAACAAGCACAACAATAACTGTTGCAGCAAATGAAGTTGCAGACAATGTTTTTAGAATCAAGGATAATGATGATACCACAAAAAAGATAGCATTTCAGGCAAGCGGTATAGCTGCAGGTGAAACTAGAACTATTACAATGCCTAATTCAGATGTTGATTTAGGTAACGTCGCACAGGCAGCTTCTACATCTACTGCTGGATATTTAACAAGTGCGGATTGGAATACTTTTAATAACAAAGAGCAAGGTGGGTATATAACGGTATCTTCTAACTTCACAGCAGAGGTTGGTAAAAAGTATAGAACTGTACGGGGATTGAGTTCCGCTATCACGATAACTCCCCCTGTGACTACTGTAGATGGAGCCTATTTTACTGTCTTCTACACTTACATGACTTCGACAGGTAGTGTTACCTGTACCAATCCTAATATATCTGCAGGCCCTAAAGATGCGTGGCAAGAATATGAGTATACGTATGATGCAGCAGGTGGTAATTGGATGAACTTAAGGAAATCTTTAGGTCCAATCGTACCTACTGGTAGTAGTTTTCAGCTAGTAAACCCAACTACTCCTGACGCTAAGTTCACTATCCAGGCTCCAACTATCGCGGGTTTATACACTCTAACAATGCCAAACGCAAACGTAAACTTGGGCAAAGTAGCACAAGCTGCTTCTACTAATTCTGATGGCTATCTTACTAGCACAGACTGGAATACCTTTAACGGCAAAGGGAATATTGCTGCATATACAGCAGGCAACAGCTATGCAGTAAACGACATTGTAACTTTTGCTAGCTCTCTATGGCGTGTTACAACAGCTCATACTGGAGTGGCAACACCTGACGGACGAATAGAGCACATAGGAGATAAGCTATTTTTAAATGTTTCAAGCTCATTTACTTGTTACAAGTTAGGTGAAGGAACTAGTCCAGTAAGTAAAGAACTTGAATTATGGGTATCAGGTTCATCTGCAACTATTGATTTAAATAATGCTCCCACTAAGGTAATTATACGAACTACAAATGCGTACGATATAACTACGTTAACTTTAAACAGAGCATCTACTACATTCTACTCTAACAAGTCATCTGTAAGCATTGGAAGTAACTCTGTTCAATTTAAAGTTACAGGAGGTAGCGCATTAGAGCTTATCGTATATTCTGCAGAGGTGCTTGTATATGAGATACAGCAACATATGACTGGTAACTTTAAATTAGTAAATGGAAACTCAGCAGAAGGAGTAAGTAATGTAGGAGGATGGACTTTTACAGGTCCTCCATCAAGCAGCAATTACTCATTTCATCTTCCTGCTAAAAATGCTGACTTAGGTAACCTATCGTTTGTAGCAACCACCAACAGTAATAATTTAAGCGGTACAAATTGCCATATCTTAGGGGGCGGTAGTAACACAGTAAGTGGTACTGGTGTTGTCGCTGTTGGCTGTAATGGCTGTGACTTGTCGATGTATACAAACAACGTCATAGCCATAGGATTGAAGGGTACTACCAACAGTTATGCTGTCGCCCCAAGTCAGGCCATCTTACTTGGTTCTAGCGCACTCACAACCTCGATATTCAACATAAGTGGTGCGCACGCAGCTGCGCTTGGTGTAATACAGTGTGTGTACAGCGATATATGCCAAGCTAATGGTACTACTTACAATGCTACGCTAAATGGAGTAAATACGCCGTCTAGCACAAACTGCATTAAATTGCTGCCGTCTGCCTCAGTGCTATCAAGTGCAGTAATTGATTTAGACTTTATAATCGTTATCGGGGACAATATGGCGGGTGCGTTGCTTGCGCCAAGACGTACTGTATTTGCAAAGCGCAGAGTATATGTAGTGTTTGCTTTTAATGACTCTGATGTAGGTGCATTTAATAGTAGTGTAGAAGTTATAGGCACTGATACTAGCGTAGGCTCTGCTGCCACAGGCACAGTAACCGTAGGAGTTACGGTTGATTCTGCTAACAACAGACTAATTCCAACTGTTTCAGCCACATCAGGCTCTAAGCAGATATTATTCCAGTTTGGCGTGCGTTCCACAGCCCACTATAACCGCAACGTATAAGAGGATAAACATCATGGCATTTACAACACCATTAGTAGCTCATGGCTACACATACCCACAAGCCTACATCAAGGCGCACATTATGTACTGCGATTCACAGCGTACAGTAATAAAACTTACTGCGTGGCCTACGCAGACAGACCGAACTAACGGCGCAGAACCAGTACGTTACGATAATGATTTGCGTCAATTCCCCACTAACTTACAGATGCAAGCTGATAATCCAGTAGCCTATGCTTACACATTGCTTGAACAAAGCAATGAGTTTGCAGAAGCTGTGTGGAGTGTGTAAGGAATACTACATATCACATAATAAAATAGCCGTGTGTATGCATGCGGCTATTATTAAAATAAGTACACTGGAGAGAACTTAATGCAGAATAGCAGATCTCTAAACGATCTACATCCAAAAGTAAAAGCTATGGCCGAAAAATTTATAGCTTCTTGTAAAAAGGAAGGTATAGATATTTTGGTCACTAGCACATACAGAGATGCGGAATCACAAAATGAACTTTATGCACAAGGAAGAACAAAGCCTGGGAGTAAAGTAACAAATGCAAAAGCTGGACAATCTTGGCACAACTATCGCTTAGCATTTGACGTAGTACCACTTAGAAATGGAAAGCCAGTATGGGGAACAACTGGAGAAGATGGAAAACTATGGAAACGTATAGGTGCTATTGGTAAATCAGTAGGGCTTGAATGGGCAGGAGATTGGGTAAGTATGAAAGAATACCCTCATTTTCAATACAGTCAGGGGCTTACACTTAAAGACCTTCAAGCAGGCAAACAATTAAAATAAGGATAATAATCAATGACAAACTTTGATTTTATATCAAGAAAAGTATTCTTCATATGCACTGTTAATGGAGACGGCGTAACTATAAACAATACTAATTACACAACAATAGACGTAGACCTATTAAGTCAGGCAGAATTAGCTGCAATTGCTAAGGGTTTGCAATTTATGGAAATAGAGTGCAGTAACCCATCTGGATTTAATACATATTTGTCAGAAAACAGTACAGGGTCAACTTCTGGATCTCTTGATACTAGATATTACACAGAAGCTGAAATTGATTCATATTTTGCTGGACTAACAAAATCAAGTGTTGGATTAAGTAATGTTCAGAATGTTGATACAACAACAACACTAAATATTAACTCGTCTACCGATAAAAGATTTGTTACAGATTCACAATTAATAGTCATTGAAAATACATCAAACACAAATACTGGAGATGAAACAACAGCTAGCATAAAAACAAAACTAGGAACTTCATCTACAACCACAGATGGATACTTAACATCCACTGATTGGAATACCTTTAATGATAAGCAGAATTTGATTACTGCAGGAACAATTTCACAGTATCGCAGAGGAGATAATACTTGGGCTACACTAGACAAATCAGCTGTAGGTCTTTCTAATGTCGCAAACGTAGACACTACCAACGCTAGCAATATAAGTTCTGGAACATTAGCTAATGCACGATTGACAACTAATTTATCACAAATAGGAAATGAAACATTTGCAAATGGTGAAGTTGTACAAAGTTTTGGTGGTGTATTGCAAAATGCATCTTTAACATCTGGTACAACTGGAATGTCTATAACAAATTCTGCTGGCCAAATATTATTTGATGCGCCATATGCAAAAGGCCCATTAAATCAAAAAAGCGGAATATTTGAAGATTTTATAACATATAGTGCAACCACAATATCGCAAGTGTTTGTAAGAAATGTTAGTGGGAGTGGCGCTACAACTACGCATGTAACTGCATTGCCATCATCCGATTTAAGAAATGGCGCAATATCATTTTCTACTGGAACAACAGGAGGTGGCGCATCTGGATGTGCTACTGGGAACCTAGCAATGATAAATTTTGCAAATATTCCAGAAGGGGGATACGAAGAGGTTGGATTTAATTTTAGAATACCAATCTTGCCAGATTCAACACAACGATTTTTGGTAAATATGGGATTTGGCGATAGTGCATTTGGTGGCATACCAACAAATGGAGCGTATATATCTATTGGTTATACCAGTGGTAATGCAACAGCAAATACAAGATCAAACAGTAGTGGAACTACACAACATAATATTGCAATTTCTGCAAATACTGATACCACTGCACGCATAAGAGTTTCAAGGATCTCAGGGGTATTGTATGCAACATATTTTATAAATGGGACATCTATGGGAGCTCCGATACAAACAAATATACCATCTGGTGCTTCACGCGAAGTTGGCATAATGTTTGGAATAAGCAAATTTTCTGGCGCTACACCAAGAACAATAGAGCTTGATTGGATATACTACGAATCATTCAAGCCACGAACAATAAATTATTAAAAATAAGGAACTAATATGTATATAGATTTTTTAACATACCAATATGTAGATAATCCAGCCAATCTTCCAGGAGATTGGCCTGCATACACAAAAGAAGTTATCAATGAAGAAGATCCAATAGATGAAAACTGGCAAAGATTAGAAACTAGTCTTTTTGATGCATACATGTCAGATGCAAACAGAATAGCGACTTACGAGGCTGCTCTTCAGTATTACAACAACTCAAAACAATTAAGAGTTACTGAGTATGTTGATGATAGATTTATAGATCTGCCTCCAAATAAAATAGATTTCAGAAGACACCTTAAAGACGGATATGTTTTAAATAAAACAATACTAATGGCAGATAACGGAAGACCAACACATGCTCTTTATAAATATGATAATATTGAAGTAGCTAAAATTAAATTTGAATTTGAAACTAACGGGTTTAATTTAGTAACAAGAAGAACTGAAAAATTATGCTATTTTGACTTAAATGGAAACGAAGGCCAAGATTATATAATTTCAGATGAAACGTGGGACTTGTCTCAAACTTATTACTTAGCAAAAGCTATAAATGAAAGATATGCAGCAAGATGTAAAATATTTGATGAGATCAAGGCTTACATTAATGCAATTATGTTAAGCACATATTTGGGACAGGGTTTAACATATCAGAATGTATTGACAGATGGATACAACTTCTGGAAAGAATATTCTTCTGATATAGATGCATGGTTACATATAGGCGCTAGCGGACCATTTGTAGATAGAATTACTAACGATTCAGTGTTTGCATTCTTAAATTTTGAAATATCGCCTAATATATCAATTAGAGATTGGATAATAACAAGAGTAACATACTAACAAAACAAAATAGAAAGCGGCAAATTGCCGCTTTTTTTATAACTAAAATTTATTATGTTCTATAAAATTTAAACACATACTGGCAACTTTTGAACTCCAAAGTAGATTAACATGATCAACATGAAGGCAAGCATAATCGGAGATGCAAAGTGTATCATTTTCATTTTCTGACAACCTAACAACTCCATCATGAATAAAGTTGTCGCCTAAAATAAATCTTCCTAATATAATCAATGGATTCCAATAAGATTTGTGCTTATTGCCGACAATAACACCTACATTGCATTCATTTATATTATATTTTAACAATGTAGATTTATAAGACAATTCCTCCACTATAGGAAAAACATTATTTATGACAGGTATTTTGAGTAAAAGTTTATTAGCAAGTATGGCCCCAGAGTGAGGAGAGCCCAATGTTATTATTTGTGATACTTTACAATTTATACGCTCTGATGATGCTAGTTTTGCTGCTAACACTCCTCCCAGTGAATGTCCGATTATGCAAATTTCGTCAGAATGGGAAAAAGAAGAATTAAATAAACCTTCTAAATATCTTAATATTTGATATATATTAGAGGTTATAGAATAATATGAAAAAACATGCGTTTGGTAATCTGAAAAAATATTGATATAAGTTTTAAGAAAACTCATTGTTATACCATGACTACCTAAACCGTGCAATAATACTACGTGTTTCATAAATGGTCTCCTGTGTTTTATGCTATAATAAAAAAGGATACACCATAAAAAAATAATTACAATAGAGGTAATAACATGCAAATGAATAAGAATATTTTAGATATATTTGAAAAAGCAAATGTACTTAGGGAGACTGCGCAAAATGCCACAAAAGAGCAATCGGATGCTGCTGTTGTAGTAAAAGAAAACAAGCAGTTGTCTGGTTATGTTGGTGTAACGGGAATAAGGATAAAAGATGATGGCACTATAACAAAAAATGAGTATCTAAAAACATTACAGATAGATGAAAACGCATACGCTGGAATGTCTTTTACTGACGAAGAGGTTGCTGCAATCTCATACACAATGAAAAGGCAGTCAAGTGGGATAAATTCATCAATACCAATAAGATGCACTGGAGATATGTGTCCATTTAAAAATTCATGTCCATACTTTGCTATAGGAAAAGCACCAATAATGAAGCCTTGTCTAGTAGAGGCACAGCTTATACATCACTGGACAGAACAGTACATGGACGAATTCAATGTTGACCCTGCAAATATAACAGAGCTACATATGGTGTCAGAATTAGCTGAGTTCAATGTATATGAAATGCGAATAACAAAATATTTAGCAGAAAATCATCCAACACTAATGCAGGATGTTGTAGTTGGAATAGATAATACAGGCACTGTTATAGAGAACCAAGAAATATCAAAAGCTTTTGACCTAAAAGATAGAATAAAAAGAAATAGAATGAAAGTGCTAGAAGCATTAATGGCTACAAGAAAAGAAAAAATGAAGATTGTTTCAGAAGTAATAGGTGGATCTACAAGTTCGCAAAAAATGGCAGAACTTAAATCTAAGATTATGTCTCTTTCGCAAGAAGTCAAAATGATGAAGGCAGAAGATGTAGAATTTGTAGAGGTTTAAATGAAACGTAAAAGCAATCATGTTTATTTTAATAGCATCAACAAAGAGACAAATATGTGCAAGTATAAAACTGGAATCTTCTATTCCAAAAAAAATCATAGTAACTTTACATATAGGTCTGGATATGAATACGCATACTTTGTAAAGCTAGAAAAAGACAACGGTGTCATAAATTATGTAGTAGAACCATTTACTATTCCATATATTGATGAAAAAGGAAAAAAGAGAACATATAAACCAGATATAGTTGTACTAAGAGTTGATGGCACTATGGAAGTAATAGAAATAAAACCAAAAGCAATGTTGGTTAATGCAACAGTTCAAAGAAAAGCATCTGCTGCCAAAAGCTTTCTAAAAAGAAATTTTAAAAATCACATTATAGAATATAAATTTATTACAGAAGAAGATATTTTTAGCAGCTACCAAGAATACTTAGAGGTTCTTAAGACAATATGAGTATAAAAAAAAGAATACTCTCTTTTGACATAGAGACATCTTCATTAGACCCACATGATGGCTTTGTTTGGCAATCAGGCTTTGCTTCTTATAATGAAAATGATATACAAAAATCAGGATTATTTTTTGACCCAGACAACTCAACAAACAGAGAGGCTGCATTAAGAGGATCGTCGTTTGGTGAAAAACAATTTCAAGCAGGCGCATTTACTGAATATTTAGCATCAAGCAATAATAAATCGCAGGCAGGATTTATAACAAGCGTAGTTGATAAATTAATAGAAGAGCATAAAAATGGCAGAGATATTCTTTTAATACAAAATGCAAACTTTGAGAGAAGATGGCTAGAAGCAGTATCAGAAAACTATGATTCATCAACAGAAGATTTTAAAAGACTAAATGCAATAATGCATCATTCTTATTCTGCCAATAATAAACCATCATTTCATCCATCTCCAAAGATAATGGAGTTAAGAAATGCTGCGCTAGGAAATTATTATGATTTTCTAAAAACTGGAAATACTAAGGGCTTTGATATAGCAGCATCTGCATACAAGGACATAATGTCTGAATACAAATCTTATTTTTCCACAAATAATGGAAAGCTTAAGATTATAGATATGATGGATGTCACTAGAGGACTATTATTTAAGTTAGCAGAAGAAGGCTACATAGATAAAAATATGTCTCTAATAGGCACAAGCCAGAGTTTCCTTAGCAGTATATTTTTAGATAGGCCAGAAAAGCATTTAGCACCAGACGATGCAGGAGATGCATTAGAAATATTCTCAAGGCATCTATTTTCAATGTACGATGAAGTTTCATCTGGAAATATATCAGATTCAAGCAAGCTACTTATAGCAAAACTAAAATCTGGACAATCAAAAGAGGCAAGAAATCAATTTATAAAATCAATGATAAGGGCAGTAGATGAAGGTTCATCAACTGGTGGTTACAGATATACTGGAAAGATAGGCACAGAAAGTAGCGGAAAAATAGATTTTATAGATAACGAAACTGGCACAAGACATACAACAAACAGAACATTTAGAAATGGATTGTTTACACTAAGAACAGAAAATGATCTTGATCTTATACTAAGCGATGTTGCAGAAAGATACAACAGCGTTACATTTGATAAACATGATGCACAAACTATACTTGCAAGCATAATGAACAAGGGCACAAACAAAGAAAAAATAGAATATCTTAAATCACTAGAAGATACCGCAAGTATTCCAATACCAGAACAAGAAGTTGACTATAGGAATGCATGGTCGTATATTAAGCAAAACAAAATAAAGGCAACTATTGGGATAGGTTCTGCGATAGGAGTGACTGCAATGATGCTTAGCGGAGACACAGCAGACTCAAAAGCGCAAAGAAAATATTCGGAACATGAAAAATATTTAGAGTCTAATATAAAAATGTATAATACAATTCCACAATATCATGGCAGCGGCTTTGCAGACTGGAATGAAAGAACAAAACATCATTATTACTGAGTAAATCATGGATAATAATTTTTTTAAAAAGTGGAAAAATGCTGGGCCAGATGAGGTTCAGGATTTTAGCTTAATGAAGGGATATGACCTAGCAGGACCAAAAGAGCATCTTAGCAGAGCAGCATCGTTCACATTTGGAAGTGGGGCTTATCACGCAGGAAAAGAGAACTTTAAAAACGCGTTTGGATTTTTGACATCACATCAAAAAAGCAGCTTCATGAACAGAATGCTAGTGCCTCTTGGCGCCGCATATATGGGATTTTCAGCAACGATGGATGGTAATCCAGATGACTTCTTTGCTCCATCATTAGGTTTTGCTGCAGGGTTGACAGTTGCAAGACCAACAGCAGAGATTGGACATGCACTAGGCAAGACTTTAAAAATGGGAGGCATGTCAAGGCTTGTTGGATGGGGAGCTGGTGCTGCTGCCGGACTTGGTGTTGGCGCAGCCGCATACGTTGGCACTTCCGCAGCAATACAAAGCTACAAAAATAATAATTTTGTGCAAAAAGCAGTAATGCCAATAAATAAAGATCTAATGACAACAAGTGGGCTGCAGACAAATAATACGCTAACTGCAAGACAAAGAGCGCTGTCTAAATTGTCAAGATCTGGATTAAATGATCGTGGTCAGCTTTTAGGGGCGGAGAGCATGATAATTAAAGGGCTAATGTAGGAATAATTTTATGACAGAAATAGGACGTTTTAATGGAGCCACTGGAGACTCTAAACAGTTGCACGAGATTCCGTGGAAAGAGTATTTAGAAAAGAAAAATTACAACAAAGACATAAACCAAATGTGCCCTTTGTGTATAAAAGACCAAATAAAAAAATATGGGCAAGTAACAATTAAATGCGAAGGACTGCTTAGTGGTGAAAAGAAAATACCTCCAGAACTTAGACATCATTTTAGCGAAGAAGAAGTTGAACTTGTAGAGCAGGCTATAAACCCATATAAATGGGCTGAAAAAAATATAGATACCAAGAATGATAACCCATCAACAAAGCTATTCTCACATAGATGGTATCAAGAATTTATTTTGCGCTGCAGCAGCCGAAGAAAAGCTATAAGGGCAGGGAGACGTGTGGGTAAATGTATCTCAGAGGATGCAATGATACCACTTAAGTCTGGAAGGGTAATAACGGCAAGACAGCTATTGTCTGAATACAGCAATGGTGTCGTCAACGAGATACTGACATTTGATACACAAACAAGCAAAATTACTACAACAAAAATATTTGATGTTTTTGAAAATGGGGAAAAAGATGTATTTACACTAACAACCAAAACTGGCAAGAAGATAGATATAACAGACAATCATCCATTCCTGACAATAGGAGATGACGGGAATTATAATTGGGTAGAGGCAAAGGATCTTAAAATTGGGAACATGATTGGGTGCCCTTCCAAAATATCTATATTTGGAGACAATGATATTGGTGATGATCTGTCTAGATTTATTGGATATATTACTGGAGATGGATCTATTACGAATGGTGTTTCATTCACAAATGGTGATTTTGAAGTATTTAGTGATTTTATCAACACCACAAAAAAAGTATGGAATAATTCATCCGTAACATATAAAAATTATCCAAATAAAAAGACTGGAAATGATAGATTTACTGGGAATGTTGTATTTAGAGAATCAAAAGGAAACGATGCTATTTCTTTCCTGAAAGGAATAGGCATGTTTGGCAAAAATGCATATACAAAAACAACACCAGAGATAATAATGACTAGCACAAAGTCAAATGTAAAAAATTATCTAATGGGCTTGTTCGAAACAGATGGCTGGGCTGCTTTAGGGAGATCTTTGCCAGACAACAGAAAAACAAGATCAGTTCAGGTAGGTTATACATCTGCATCGGAAATGTTGGCAAGAAGTGTTAGACATTTACTTCTTAGATTTGGGATAGTGGCGACAATTAGAGAAAAAAGAGTTAACTACAAGAATGAACTTCGTAAATATTTTTGTGTTGAATTTTCTTCCAAGAAGAATATAGAAATATTTGCAAACGAGATAGGCTTCATATCAAACAGAAAAAGAAATTGCTTAAATATGATAATGGATGAGCTTTCAAGGAAAAATTACTGTGGAAATGAATCAATAAATTTGATGCCAAAAGAAATATTGTCGCCAGTATACAAATACATAGAAGAAGAGAAGTTAAGTGCCAGAAAGATAGTTGACGATCCAATAAATGAAAGAATAAGAAAGATATACAATGTATCAAAGGACAAGGTTAAAAGATATGCAGAAAAAATACAAAATGCCAAACTTACAGAGATAGCATCATCAGATGTTATGTGGGATGAAATAAAAAGCATAGAATATGCTGGAGTTAAAAAGACCATAGACTTATCAGTGCCAGAAACAAATTCGTTTGTGACGGAAGATATAATAACGCACAACACTCAAAGCATAGCTATGGGCATAGTTCACAAGATGTTAACAAATGAAAAGTATTATGTTCTTGTTGTTACACCATTTGATGCTCAAGCAGAAGAGGTTTATGTTAAAGTAAAACAAATACTTAATAATTTAAAAGAAAGCTACGATGAGCTTGTGTATAGTGCAAAAGAATCTCCAAATTATCAAGTAACATTAAAAAATGGATCAAGAGTAAGATGTTTTACTGCTGGATCTAGTGGCGCAGCGCAAGTTAGGGGACAACCAGCAAATTTAATCTATATAGATGAATGCGACTACTTGGGGCAAAAAGATTTTAATTCAATATTGGCAATCTTGCTTGATAAGCCAGATACAGAGCTTTGGGTAACATCAACTCCAAATGGAGAAAAACAGCTGTATAGATTATCACAAGATAAAGCGTATAAAGAGTTTCATTTTCCGTCATATGTTTTACCACATTATAACGATGACCTAGACAATGACCTCAGATCTCAATCAGACGACACTGGATATGTCCAAGAAGTAATGGCAGAGTTCTCAACATCAAGAGATGGTGTATTTCAACCATATTATGTTGATATGTGTTCAAAAATAAAAACAACAGCTCCTTCCGCCGAGGAAGTTCTAGCCAATAGGTCTAATTTTATAGTAACAATGGGATGCGACTGGAATCATCAAAATATAGGAACAAGAATAATTGCCCTAGTTTATGATAGAAAAAATAACTTATTTTCCATACTAGATAAGGCGACAGTTGCAAAAGAAGGCTGGACACAAACAGCCGCAATGGAAAAGATAATAGAGTTTAATAGACAATATAGATTTGATAAAATTTATGTCGATAGAGGTTTTGGATACACACAGATAGAAACATTAAAATCTTTTGCAATTGCACAATTTGGAAAACTTCCAAAGGGACATCCAGATCTACTTTTGGCCGAGGTTGTTGGTATAGATTTTGGCTCAAAAATAGAAGTGCAAGATCCGTACACAAATCAAACTGTAAAAAAAGATATAAAACCTTTTATGGTGAGTGTATTAAATAAGGTCATAGAAAAAATAGCGATAAAGCTTGATGGCAAAAAAGACGCAGCAATAATGGCTCAGCTAAAAGGATATGAAGAAAAAAGAAGCGCCAGTGGAAGACCTACATATTCTGCCTCTTCAGCTACAGTTGGCGATCATGATCTTGATGCTTTAATGTTGGCAATGTTTGCATTTAATGTTGAGTATGACGAAATATTTTCATCAATGAAATCACAATTGGCAATAAACATACTTACATCTCAAGACATGCATGGTAAAGACGTTAGTCATTTAAATCCAAATCATAATAAAACTACACTTGAAATTAAAACAAAAAGGAGAGACAATTATTCTCCTGGTTCAAGAACTGTAATGTTTAAACAAAGCATTCAATTTGAGGAAAGGGGTAGTCCTGGAGAAATAAGAAGCGACATGTTTTATAATGGAAACTGGACCGGACAAACAAAATTAAACAGAACTGCACATAGAAGAGCATCATTTAAATGATAAACATAATAAACACGGCATCTGATACAATGATAAATGCATCAACAGTTAGTGGTATTGGTATTTGCTATTACGATTACGAAACAGAAACATTAAAAGAGTTATCATCGTTGATTGTAAATGCATGCTCTGTCATACCTATGTCTGGCGTTATTAAGAAGTATTATCTAATTGCAGAGAATACATACTCTTATGCAAAAATACGACTTATTGCCGAAAATACTGACAAACTATTATTTGACGCAAAAGTTATAATAAATGAAATAGAGCCATCAATAAATGATTTTGATAATTTGACAAGCTTTAACACTGCCACAGTAACAAATCCACTGACTGGACATTTGATTCCAGTATGGATTTATATAGAACAAAAAATATCATCTTCAACAAGCATAAACATGACATTAGAGTTAGAGGCAAACTAATGTATACTGATCATGATCAATTTGGAATCTCTGACGAAATGATGGATGTCACAAATGATGACATCCAAATAGTTATAAATGAATTGCATGCATTCAAAGAAGATATTGGCACAAAACTAAAAAATATTAAATTTAGATACGATCCTATTATAAATCAAGATCTATATGAGTCAGTAATAGAAATGTATGGTGTAGACTATTACAATGCAAATGGCCCATATATTACATATACAATGTTTATGGAAATGCTAGAAGTTACAAAGCTTGCATCTGCAGACAAGGCAGAGCAATTAGTAGGGAATTATATTATATGACATTTGCAGGAAACGCTGACTCAATAGAAAGCACAAAAAGAAAAGCAAAGCTGTATACAGAAATATACCCATATGCTGCCGAAGATTTTGTTAACTATCAAAACATGCAGCAGTGGATTTTTGGCCTATATGGATACATTAGGCAACTTGAGCTTAGGATATTTAAGTTAACACAAACTTTAAATACACATACACATAAGGTTGCTCCACATACGCATACTATACCTCCACATACGCACATATCGGCACCGCCAGGCAATCCTACTAGTCCAAATGTTGGAGGCTTTATTACGCTTGTAAACGACCCAATAGAGGGACTATTATCAACACAACAGGCATCAATAGTATGGAACCAATCGCCAACGCCTCCTGGCATGTTAAACACTACTGGATCTACTACCAACTTAGTTAATTCAATAGGGTTTTCTCAGCCAAATGTAGAGTCTGGAGAATTAGGAGCACAAAAAGCAAGGCTAGTTAAGCCACCAGTGTTGCTAATGCCAAGCGTTCCACAGTACCTGAAGGTGATATAATGCCATTACTAAATTATAATTCTAATAGCACAGAACAAACAATATATCATGCCCAAAAAATAATAGATTATTTTTCAAGCAGCCTCAAAGCAGATGGATGTCTTTCTCAGATACCAATAACTTTGGTAGCAGAAGCAGATCATATAATAGATAAAATAGAAGCAATTAAAAATTCAATAGATAATAATTCTTCAAATATAAATAGTACAATTAAGAAATATCAAAACGATCCTATAGCAGCGGCAATAAGAAGGGCATCTGGGGCTGGTTGTCTAGACTGTAGGCCAACACTTCCAAAGATAAGATTTGAAGGACTTAAAGGTCAGGCATATTTTGAGGGTATTGATTTTTTGTCAAAGATAAAATCTCTAGGTTCATTGTCTTTTCAAAATTCATTGCCATCATTGGCTTTCATACTATCGTCACTTTGTATCCCTGACTTAATAAAACTTTTATCATTACTTCTGGCCTCTGTTATAAGGGTTACGTTCTCTCTTGATATAAGCAAATTTAGTTTTATGAAACTGCTAACAGCAATATTGTCAATATTAATAGGACACTTATTAAGCTTTGCACACACAAGTGTTCAGTTTTCGTTAAGTCCAATCATGTGCATTCTTGACGCATTAGCTCAGCTAAATTCATCACTAGCAGGGGTTCAGTCACTAGATTTTAATTTATCAGTAAACACATCTGGAGTAAGCATAGACGGAAAAGACGCACTCGCAAAAGCAAAAGTGATAGAAGATAAAGACAACGAGACAAGAAGAAGGGACGGCAGCAGTAATATTTTTCTTGGCACTGAAATAAAAGCCAAATCAATAGATATTAAAAATTTTAATAAAGTTGAATCATTAAGAAATTCAATAAAATCAATAACTCCAAATCAAAAAGACATAGACAGAATCAAGGAAACAATAGAGAATGTATCCGAGTCTATAAACCTAGCACTTGTAGATATGGAATCAACCATACTTGAGATATTCAATATAGGTGAAGCCATACAGTGTGAATCAGAAAGATCTATAAGAAAAGCATCTGATTCAATAGAGGCAATAACTCAATGGATACAACTTATAAATTTGATAAGATCAATAATAAGAAAGAAGACAAGAATAATTGCTTCTGGTATAGTTTCTAATACTGAAATAACTAATGACGCATTAACAAACCAAGATATAGCAGATATAATAGGCGACACGCTAGACAAAGTTGTGGTTCTTGTTGAGTCAGATGCAGATAATGTTGGAATACTCATAACAGAGAACAGTAGAGCACTTGACTCTCAATCTCCATTATCACTATATAGTTGTAATATAAAAGACTTTATAGAATCAACAAACCTAGATAGGATAATAGAAGATGCAAAAACTTTTGCTGAAAATAATACCGTTGGGAAAGGAAATGATCCAAAATACGTTGCTTCTGATTATATAAGGGTTGGAAATGATAATTTTTTGCCATTTGATTTACAAAACAAAGATATACTATTGCAGTTAAAAAATATATTTGACTTTTTAAATATTAAAAATCCATATGACAGCAACGATGCAAAAACACAAAATACGCCATCTGGCAAGTTAAATGACCTGTCCTCTATATCAGAGAAGATAGATGCGGCATTTGGCAATATAGGACAAATAAAAATATAGGCAAATAAATGCACAATGTTATATATAAAACAAATTTAAATATTGCGCCTGGATATATTAGTGATTCTACAATAAGAAAATTTAAGCAGGTAAAGAATCCTACACTAAGCTTCTTTGGGCCAAAACTTGATAATGTAAAAGCTACATATTGGCAATCTCATGCATACGATTTATATGAATATGGAAGAATAATTGACACGGAATCATTTGTTGCAAGAGCTTTCAATAAAAAAGCATCATTGATGTTTAAGAATGGCTATACAATAATGTCTGAAAATCCTAAAAATGCAGAATATATATCAAAAAGAATAAATGAAATAAGCTATGTAACGGGAAAACCATTCGATTTATTTTTAAAAGAAACTGCAATGAATCTTATAACATTTCATAACGCCTACATAGTAAGAGTAAGAGATGCAAATAATTCAACAGGAAAAGCAGTAGAGTACGGAAATATAACAAGGAAACCAATAGCTGGATACTTCAACCTGCCGCCAGAAACAATACAGGTGAAGGTAGATGATTCAGGGAAGGTGCTAGAGTACAGAGAATATGTTTCTGCTTCTAGATATAGAGTCTATTCTGCACCAGATATAATACACATACACTTTAATAAGCGTACAGGATTTCTTATGGGAACGCCGCCATTAGAGTCAGTAAAAGACGATATACTTGCGCTAAGAAGAATAGAAGAATCAATAGAAACACTAATATATAAGTCGCTATTTCCAATAATACATGTAAAAGTTGGAACAGACAAAAATCCAGCAAAAGTCTTCATGGATGGAACATCAGAAGTTGACATAGCCACAGGATACCTAAGAAACATAGAAGACGACGGAGGTATTGTAACATCTGAAAAAATAGATATTAAAGCTATTGGGGCAGAGTCTCTTGCTTTGAGAGTTGAGTCTTATTTAGCCCACTTTAAAGAAAGGGTATTTATAGGATTGGGTATGTCAGCCATCGACTTTGGCGTTGGTGATGGATCAGGCAGGGCAACAGGAGAAGTGTTGTCAGAATCTTTAAAAGAAAGTGTTATGTCGTACCAGGATGTTTTTTCTGTTTTTGTAAGCGAGTATATAATAAAAGAGCTGCTATATGAATCTGGAAAATATAGAAGCATATATTCCATTCCTGAAAATGAGAATGTTTACTTTGAGTTTAATGACCTAGATGTTGCAAGCAAGATTAAACTTGAATCTCATGAGTTGAATAAATATACGCAGGGGATACAAGGATTAAATGAGACAAGAAGACGCTCTGGCTTAAAACAGATGTCTGATGAAGAAATAAAGAAAATGCAAAAACAGCAACAGTATGACCCAAATAAGGAAGCATTAAATAAGCAAAAGTCAGCACAACAAACAGTCGGCAGTAAGGTTTCAGGAAGCAAAAAAAAGGCAAATGGGTCATCAAAACAAACCAAGTCGATAACTAGCCCAAGGAATCAGCACTCTGATTTTACTCAGGATATTTTAAACATATTGGACTCTCAGTCACCAATGAAGAAAGGAAGAATATACAATTATATTACTTCAAATATACTAGACAATATTGATATTGATATGCATACTGATAATCAAGTATGTGAACTATCGTCTAGGTTGACGAATATGCATTCAACTGTCGATAGAAATACATTTAGCAGAACAATAGATAACGAGATACTTTCTCTTATTTTTACAACAATGGAGCAACATAATTGAAAAATTTAAATAACGAATCTCAATTTAGACTTACATTAAAAGATGAAGATATTAAAAGAATAAAAACAAATATTTCTGATTCATCAAGCTTAACAAAAGGCATAAGAATAAAAATAGAGGCAACACATTCTGGCATAGTTAATGGCAATAAAAAATTATATCTGCCGTCAGCAATGAAAGCAGGAACTGATTCTTTTATCTTGCCATATCCAAAACCAGTAACAGTCAATCATGATCCACATTCTTCACCAATAGGCAGAATACATTCTGCTAAATACATAAGCTATGGGATAGGTGGAGCAATAGACTCATTGAGGCCGTTTGGCGCAATTGATGAAAAGTCTATGTCTGCAGTAAGAAAATTCACAAAGAGTGCAGCATACAAAAAAGACTCATATAAGGGACTTGGGCATATTGAGCTGATAGCAGACATAACAGACATGGATGCCATAGACAAGATAGCAGACAGAAGATACTTGACAGTATCAATTGGCGGTGGATCTAAGGCAATGTACTGTTCTGTATGTGGGGTTGACAACAAACAAAAATACTGTGATCATTATCCAGGTCAGATTTACGACGGAGAGGAGTGCTTCTTTGTTACTGGAGACATGATGGACTTTGACCATGTTTCATATGTCAACTCTCCGGCAGATAAAAACACAAACACTGAATTATTAGATTCAGACGATTATAGAATAACGATACTAGACTTTATAACGCTAGATAAAGGTAAAAAAATGAACTTAAAAGATTTTCTTAGCAGTAAGTTTCCAACTTATAAAGAAGTCCAAGACTACATGACGGCTGCTGGCTTTAGTGCACATGCTGCATCCAATATAGAAAATATAAAAGATTTAGATTTTGTTCTTTCTGATGAAAAGATGCTTCCAATCCATGACAAAGCTCACGCAATAACTGCAAGACTAATATTAGCTGATGCAGAAATATCAGATGATGACAAAAATGCCGTATTAGACGTAGTTGATGAGAAATTGAAATCTCTTTATGGTGGAGAATTTGTATTAAACGACGAAGTAGAGGCACTTAAGACCACAAACCAAGACACATCAAAAAAAGAACAGGATGGCGATAATTCATCTCAATTATCAATAAATGATGAAGTAATTGACACTATTGTTAAAAAAATGGTTGACGAAATCAAAAAATCGTTTAATGTATCAGATAGTTATTCGTCTCTAAGATTGAAATCAATTCAAAAGGTTAACGATTCGCTAGAATTAGAAGTTCAGTCATTGACAGAAAAATTAAGAAAGAATACTATAAATCAAATCTTGACATTGGAAGACAAAATGTCAGATAATGATTATAAACAGAAATTAGAAAGCAGAAGTATTACTTCGCTTGAAGACAAATTAGACGATCTAATACAATATAAATCGACTAAGAAAGATACAGACGATGTTGAAGATAATAAAAAATTAGATCCAGATTCTGTAGATAAAACAAATGCGTCAAAAACTATTATTGAAGATAATGCAGATAATGGTACCGATGACACAAATACAAATAACACAAATAAATTATCAGCATCTGAAATTATAGATGAATACAAAACCTTGGTAAGAACCAAAGGTATATCTGCTGCAAGAGCATATTTCAAAAATTTAAGAGATGAAGATAAAATACCAGATAATTTTACTTTTAATGGGGTTTAAACATGGCACTAAGTCCATTTGCAATTAATCCAGCACAATCAACAAAAGAGTGGGACGATTGGGGTCATATTACCCCCAATTTTGAATACTCTGAGGGCCAACGTCCAGCAGGCGAATTCCAAGTAGCAAAATACCTAAATCGCTCAAGATATGAAGCTTATTTCAGAGAACATATTGCTTTATCTCAAGGTAAAGTTGTTGCTTTTGACGTTGACGGATATGTTGTTCCAGCTGGTCTGAAAATACAAGCAGCTGCATACAAGGCAGCATTTGATGGGGCTGGCAGCCCAGCAGCAGGCATCGCAGCAGCAGATGCATTAGCAAACTTGTCAAGATACAGCACAGAAGATGTCAAGAAAGCTCAACGTAATTTTGCTGGGGCACTTGTAGTTGCTGGCGAACCTGTAGTTAAGTCTTTTTTCACATTGACAGCACAACCAGCAGTACAAAACAACACTATCTCTAGTGCAGTAGGCGTTAGCTACATGAATTACTGGCCACATCCTGGTGGTGACGGCATTAATCCTGCAGGCTTTAAAACAGCAAACTTTAATTTACAAAGTCGCATTGGATTCTTGAGATACTACCAAATTGAATTGCCTTTGGTAGCAAACAATACAGATTATGAAAATGCTCCATTTGTCGGTATTGCTGCATGTGTTGCAGCTGCTGGAACAGCCAAGCCAGGAATGTTTGTGTCTTATGACCATAACTCAAACGTTGTTGTTACAGGATATGACTACGGTGCCTACAATGAAGAAGACATCATTGGTCGCGTAATGTCAGTAAGAGGCGCAGGTCCTTTTAATCTTTTAGAGAGAGTAAGATCCGCATCTGTTGGCACAAACGTCTTAGAGGCAATGCCAGGAACAGCTACAGGTGGATTGCCAGATGTAGTTACATATTCTAATGGATATGGCTTAATCAGAATATGCCTAGGCCGTTAATTAAAATAAACTAAGGAAATATAAAAATATGAGAATTCACCAAACTCCTTGGACAAAGCAAGAGCTTGAAATTAAAGACGAAATCTACAGCCTAGATGGTACATTTAGAAACTCTGGTATAACACCAGACGGCGTTAAATTAACATTATCTGATGCTGTAAACACTCCATCAGCACCAATGGCGTTTAAGCGCGTTATTACTGAAATGATTCAAGAAACAATTGAACCAGTTTTAGTTGGCACAAGACTCTTGAACATCGTAAGAATGGATGGATATGGCACACAGGTAAACTTTGGAACATTAGGTGCAGTTGGCCCAGCTGACTTATCTATGGCTGAAGGTCAAGAATATCCAGAATTCAGCATCCAAAAAGGTGGCGGAACAGCTACTGCAAACATTGGGAAGCACGGTATTGCTGTAAAAATTACAGAAGAAATGCTTAAGTTTTCTCAATGGGATGTTATGCAACTTCATGTTCGTCAAGCATCTCGCGCTTTAGCAAGACATAAAGAAAAATTAATCTTCAACATGATTTCTAATACTGGTGTAGTTGTATTTGACAACGCAGCACCAACCACTGCAGAGATTGGTAGAACATCTGGTCGCAGCATCACTGGTGCTGGCAATGGTTCAATGACAGTTGATGATTTTTACGATATGTATGCTAAATCTCTTGAGAGAGGATTTACTCCAAATGTTGTATTATGTCATCCATTAGCATGGGCAGCTTTTGTTAAAGACCCAAATATGAGATCAATCGTACTTGAAGGTGGCCCAGGCAGCTGGTTCCAAGGTATGCCAAATAACGTATATCCTTCCGTATCTCAGGCATGGAAATCAGCCACAAAAATGACTGGCTCTACAATCACTAACCCAACAAAAGAAGAACGTGAAGGCACACAGCAATCTAAGATTGACTTCCCAGCAATGTTCCCATTTGGTGGACTAACAGTTATTCCTACAGCTATGGTTCCATTTGATCCATTGACCAAGACAACAACCATTATAATGATGGACACTTCAGAAGTTGGAGCACTTGTTGTTCAGGAAGATCCAAATATGGAAGAATGGAAAGATCCAGCAAGAGATATCGTTAAGTTAAAGATTAGAGAACGTTATGGTTTTGCTTTATTCAACCAAGGGCATGCTATTTCTGTTGCAAGAAACATCTCGATAGAACCAAATGCTATTGTGTTGCCTCCTACTGCTACAGTAACAAACATACCAGCAATTATTCCTAAACCTTAATATGGAACAATAAGGCCACACAAAGTGGCCTTATAAATCTTGGAGAACTAAATGATTATAAACTTACAACTTTTAAGATCTGCCTTCTTTTTTCTTGGAGATCTATGTCTTTCTAAAAATGGAGATCCAGTAGATATTGATATCTCAAATAAAGACGATGGATTCATAAAAAGCATTGCGCTGAGCATTAGATCTGGAGTATTAGATACAGACACTGATATATCAGATATTGTAAAAAATATTAAAGACCTACCATCACGAATAGAATTACAAAGAATTCTTGGCTTGGCTGAAGATATTATAGAAGTAGTTGCTGATTCTGCAGAAGTCATTGTTGATTTATTAGATGGCGACGAAGAAGCAGAAGAAGATAAACAGGAAGAAAAAGACATTAGTTCATTGCTGTCTGGTTCTGTAAAGCAAGTTGTTTTAAAAATAAAAGAAGCTAACCTAAGCGATGAAGAAAAAATAGAGCTAATTTCTATTGAAGAAGCTAACAAAAATAGATCAATAGTTATAGCTGCAATTAACGAGGCATAACCATGCCATTACAAATTGATGTAATAGACATAAAAAATAGCATGCATCAATTGAGCGCTCTCCCTATTGAAGAGAGCGTTTTTATTTTGTTTTCTGCAAAACCAGATGCTGAACAAATAAAAAAATATATCCACTTATTCAGAATAGATTCTGAAAGCACATGGCCATCTGCAGGTGACCCAAACTATACCCAGATACTTTATTCAAAAGAAAAATTTGGAAATATAGATTATTCGTTTTCTATAACAGAAGACGGTTCTGAATTTTTGCTAGAAATAAATCCATTAAGTCCACTATATACAAATTCAAGATATATACTTTATGTTGAAAAAGGCATATCTGCTGAATATTACTCTATACAAAAAACAGTAACTAGAAGCTCATCAAAATTAAGAATATCAACATCAACTTCTGCTAGCATATCAGAACTAGACACATATGATGTTCTTATAAAGCAATCATCGCAGCTTAGTGCAGGAAGCCATATTGTTGTATTTGATATATTGAAAAATAACATACTATTATTATCAAATATATCAATTGATATATTAGAAACACAAGAATATCAATTAAACCGAGCTACAAATATTGTATTTAATCCAAATACTCCATATATAGCAACAGAAAATTTTAAAATACAGCTCGACAGCTCCACTAGACTATCTTCAAACAGAATACAGGAAATATCAACTCACGTAGATGCAGAAGTAATAAAAACAGAAGATAATGAATCTGGAAGGTTGCAATACGAAGATATATTAAATTTTTATAAAGATAATGTATTTATTCAAAATCAACCAGAACAAGCAAGCACAAACTCAGTTAAAACATCAGTTAGATATACTGGTATAAATAAATTTATAGTTACATTTAATAGAAACATTTCTGGAATAACCATAACGCCATCATCATTCTCTCTTTCTTTTTCAGAAGCGTTTGGCAATTATATGTTAACTAATATGCTAAAATACAACAAAGATAATAAATATATCGTATATTTTAAAATTTTAGATAATTACAGCATTGAGTTTAGAATTGAATATGACTTGCTCAATACCGTACCAGCTAATCTCAACTATATGATACTAGAGGATGTTTAAATGAACGAATTATTAAATATCCAATTTAATTTTATAGATGGATCAACACAGCTAGATATTGATAGTTGTTTTGCTAATATTTTAATAAATCCAATGTATTGCACAGAATCAGATATTTCATCTGAGTTTTTACAGGAAGACTCTTTTGCCTATTCAGATCTTATAAGATCAAAAATATTTGATGGATCACTAGAAATAGACAACTATCTAGCAATGTACAACATATCTACAAATCTAAAACCAGAACATCTATTTATGATAAAAAGAGATTATGTAATATGCTACTGTACATACCATATTGGCAACAGACTTTATCTTGACTATCTATCTAGTTCTAAAAAGGATAAGTTTCTTGGTGATATTAAAGTCTCGCTAGAAATAAAAAATGACCCAACTATTATTAATTCAAAGTTAGATAATGCAAAAAATTGTATTGATAGCATAATATCATTATTTCAAAATTGGCATGGATCAAAAAGTTTAGCAAACATATTTGTGAAAGGTGAGCTTAATTCTTCTACAAAAACATCAAACAGAGAATGGTGGTGGAATCAACCAGGAGCACCATTAGCAATGTCTCCAATTGCGGCAACAAAATATATAAACCAAAACACAAATACACTTCAAAAAATTTCCTCAGTAAATGTGTCGTATTATGAACAATTCAGGTAATATATTTTCGCAAAATAAAAATAATGAATTAGATCTAAGAGAAGAAGTTAATGCACTATTTGATGGTACTGATTTTGGCACAGAAAAATTCAACATACTTCTTCATAGAAGTATAAGAGTTGATAAAACAAAATATCCATATACAAATAAAGTAAAGTGCAACACGTGCAATCATGATTATAATAATGCGGGAAAACCTGGATGTCCAAGTTGTGATGGTGTAGGATATTTATGGGATGAAAAATTAATTATTGGAAGAATATACAGACCACAACAAATAAGATTATCTGATCAATTGGCTCAATTTGCAAACATTGGAAGAATGAGTAATGCATCAATGATACTAATAACTCCACATGTATATAAAATAAATGCAAGCGATATATTATACGAGATAGAGTTAACAGATAATGGCGGCATACATTTTCCGATAATAAAAAAAATAAAATATATGTGCAATTCATCAATACAAATGAGACTTGATAGAAATAAATTAGAGTTTAACTCTTGCGTTGTAAGTGAGATCATATAATGAGTGAATATAATCAACTATTGCAAGAGCTTAAATTACTAAATGCAAAAAATGGATTGTTTTTTAAATCAGATGAAAATATAGATAGATATATAGACATTGACAAGTTTTATAATCTGCTTTACCATCTTTTTAATTCGAATAATTTATTGGAATTAAATAATGACGCTCCAAATGCAGGGGTAGCAAATAAATTTGTATTTACAGAAGAATATCCAGATACGGTAATGAAGGATGAGGCAACAGTCACATTTGAAATTTCAAGACGACAATGTGCATCATTTTCTGCAAAACATGAATTTATGAGCGAATCTCATACGCAATATAGGCCAATGTTTTTATACGAAAAAGAAGACCCAGACAATGGTGGAGTAAAAGCATACTATATGCAGCCATACGATAATGAAATAACATTATATTGTTGGGCAAATGAAGTAAAAACAGCAAGAAATATTGCCGGACTTATTGAAAATATATTTACAATATCTTATCATTTTATAAGACAAAAAGTTGGAGCATTATCTTATATGGGTAGATATGCACCAATTACAAAAACACATTATGGCAACAAAGGTATAATAGCAATACCAATTAAAATACTTGTTCGCACATATGAAATTAGCTGTGTTAAAAAACAAATACTTGATAAATTGCCACAGCTAGTTATAGAAGACATAAAATAAATGGTTATTAAATTATAATAGCCAGGAGAAAATTAATGCCTATATATCAAAACTTACCATTTAATACAGTAGAGCTATTAGATGGAAACTTGATTGTTGATACACCAATAGAGGGCAATGTTGTTTTAATTATTGGTACAGCTCTTTCTGGACAAAGCGGAAAGCAAGTTCTGATGAACGATTCAAATGTTGCGAGAGCAATATACGGCGCTGGGTCAAGAATTTTACAAAAAGCTTCAGAAGTAAAATTAGGTGGAGCAAAGAATGTCATTCTTTACAGAATAGGCGGTAAGGCTGCATCATTATTAAATCTTTTTGGTGCAGATTCATATATCACAACAACAGAAGAAACAGCATCTGCTGGCTCCAACTATAGAATATATATCGGACCACAACCATCAAATCCATCGAAATCATGTATTGTTGTATTTAGTGGAGCAAAGATTGTTTATTCTAATATTCCAGGAAGCGAAGTTGACCTTGGAAAGATTAAAGTAGAAGGATTTGTAGATACTTTTACTGGAAGAGTTGGCACACCATTATCGCCTGTATTGTTACAAAATGCATTGGCGTCACTTGTACAGGATGTTGTAACAACAGCTACAGCAACAGCATCGCAGACAGATTTTAATTTACCATTACCATCTTCTGCTTCTACGGTTATTGAGTATGTTAAAGTTAACGGTACAGCAACAACTTCATACACGCTAAGTATTGGAAATACTACAACTCCAGACAAAGTTATGCTTTCATCAGGTCTTTCGGCAGGTAACTCTGTCGAGATCAAGTTTAGCAAACCTCTTGTAGTTGCTGGCGCATCATACGTTGCTGGAGAAGATAATATCAATCCAAGCTGGAAAAAGCTATACGAGATGCTTGACACTGCCTATGTCGACCTAGAAACAACTATTGCAACAGAAGTCTATATAGATGGAGCTATACTTGACGCACCAAATGTAGCAGACGGTTCAACTGCTTCAAATAAGTTGGGCTATTTGCTAAAAACAGAAAATACATCTGGTGGCTTTACTTATGAGTGGTCTAATTCTAAAGTTTTATATACTGCTACAGAAACATTTACTGGAACAGGCTCATCAGTTGATTATCAATTAACTGGAGCAGCAAGTGGCGATACACAAATTATTAGCGTATCTGTAGGCGGAACACCGACATCGTCATATACTTTTAACGCAACTGCAGACACATTAACCATAAATGCTGCATCTGGACCCGATAACATATCTGTTGTATATGCAAAACCAATTGTAACAGCAAAAACAAATCTTGATACATCTGGTCAGCCAATTGTTTACAAGTCATTTAGTGAAGTTAACTTTGCACATCGCTTTGGAGAATTCTTGCATGCATTAACAACAGATGACAAGTTTGCTCTTGGTTTTATTGGCACAAGTACGCCAGTATCATTCTCTAATGCAAAAATAGCAGAATGGATGGGCAAATTACCAAAAAAAGATATTGACGGAACAATTATAGAAAACGGAACTGGTTTGCTTGGCAATAAATTTATGGCTGGTACAACTACAAGAACTCCAGGCTTCTATAAAACAGACACTGGATATGTAGATGGGGTTGCAGAGCAAGACAGAAATGGTGCATATATTGATCTTGGCAAGTTCTTATCAATTATTCCTGGCATGCTGCAATTGCCAATATCTCCAGCAAGCGGTACCAATGGTGGCGCAGTAAATGGTGCTGCTGTATATTGTGGTATGGCAACACAGGTGGCTCCAGGAAACTCAACCACAAACGTTGTTGTACCAAGAGCTGGCATTCCTTTTGTTATAAAGAAACCAAAATTAGACGATTTTGCTGGCGTTGGATATGTTGTATTCCAACTTAAAGAGCAAGGAGTAGTTGTTGCATCAGGCGAACTAGCAACAAATGAAAATTCTGATTATGACTATATATCAACATCAATTATAGTGAGAGACTTTGTTAACTCAATAAGAGTAAGACTTGATCCATATATTGGTAAGGGAATTGACCAAATCAGCATAGCAGCAATGCAGACAGCAGTAGAGGGTGTAATTAGAGACAAAATAGAAGCTGGTGCTATCAAAAAAGGTGTAGCTCAAGTTATTCCAAGTAGCGTCTTTGGTGTAGAGATACCTTACACATTAGCTCCTAAATTTGAGTTAAGAGAAATCACTAATGTTGTTAAATTAACATACGACATTTAATACTGAGGGCATCTTGCCCTCTTTTGAGGATATAAAAATATGACTACTACCTTTACAAGTTTTTCTGGTTCTGATATTCATGCTGTGTTTGGCGATACTATATTCGCACAATTGCAAATGATATCTTACAAGCAGGATAGAGAAAAGGCTCCAGTATACACAATGGGATCTCCAGATCTTAGAACCATCGCAAGAGGCAAAAGACTTATTACTGGCGCCTGTGTATTTGTTGTGTTTGACAGAGACGGATTGTTAAGTGCCATCAACGAGAAAACTAACAAAGGCAAAAATCCACATATCAATAAAGATGAAGTTGCCATGAGAGCAAAAAACACAGACACTGAAACTGCGCTTAATGGTGGAGGAACAATTAGTGTTCTTCAGGGCCAAAGTGGAGTAAATGCTAAATTTACAGACAACACCAACCCAGCATTCCATCTTGACCAATTGCTACCATTTGATATAACTATTGTTGGGGCAAATGAATATGGTCGTGTATCTAAAATGATTATTCGTGGCGTTGAGCTTATGACTGAAGCAGGAGGTATGTCTATTGATGACCTTGTGCTTGAGAAGCAAGTAGCTTTTATTGCTAGAAGTATAGAGCAATGGAATCCACAGAATTAATATAGAAAAACAAAAAACAAAATGCCCAGAATAGCTGGGCATTTTTATTGGAGAATAAGACGCATGTCTGGACAACTAAACTCGCTAGCTTCAAAATTATCTAGTGAAAAGTCAGAATTAAAATCAACAATATATGAAAGCATAGGCGGCTCATCTACTCATATTGTTATAAATTTTCATTTACTTAACGGATTTGGGAAAATTGTAGAAGTGCCAATATACTTTGGGAGTATGATAACAATAAGTTATTCAGTATATAGATCAAAGCAATCGGTTTTTAATATGGGGTCAAAACTAATTGATGGATTTGCAATAGGGAATAAATATGTAGCCGGAACACTAATAAAGGGTGTATTTGACAATGACGAATTAAACAGTGCACTCAATACTATAAGAAATGTACTTATAGACAATTTCAGCATATCAAATCCAGTGTCAGCATCAAACAACAATGTAATTCATTCAATAATGAAGGACGACATTCTTTCATGCGATATAAACATACTCTACACAAACGAATATACTGGCAAGATTCAAATGGAAGTTATACATGATGCAACATTCATAAACAATGGACAAGTTGCATCAATAAATGACATAATAACTGAAACAACAATATCATATATAGCAAGAAGTGTTAAATCAATGCATGAGGTTTCTGAGCAAGTTAAGGCTAGTGGAGCGCTAAACACAATAACAACAGCAACATCTTTACTGTAGGAGCTATGTATGTATAATCAATACTATACTGCATCTGATTGTGCAGTGTATCTGTCAAAAAATAATAATAACGTTCTCATAGATAGAATGAATGGAATAATGATATCTGAAGAATTAAATTCATATCCTGTATATGGTCTTGGAAGCAGTATATTTGGATTTACAACTCGTGGAAATTATATAGTAAATGGATTACTAGATTTAAATTTTACACACTCTGCATATTTAACAAATGCAATAAACTCATTGGAAAAGAAAATAGATATAGGGACAACAACAGAAGCTTCAATAAAACTACTTAATAATCAAAATGCTTTACTGTCAATGAGTGTTGCAGATATAGAAAAGTTAAAAAAGGATGCAGAAACTAAGATTTTTGCTAAGCTTAGCATAGATAGAAATGCAAACTCACCGAAGGCATCTGCATCTGCTGACGGAATACCATATTTAAAATCTGGATTTAATATTCAATTGCATTTTAATAACTCAAGTGAATTAAGAGATGACAAATCAGGCTCGTTAATAGAAATATTAAACTGCAGAATAATAAGCTCTGATATAACATCATCAGTTAATGATGAATCACAATTAGTAAGAAGATATCGTTTTATAGGTCAAAAAATAAATGAGCGATCAAAATAATGAAATAGTTTCAGATAATGACACAACAATACAGCAATTAGCAGAAGAATTTTCGCAATACGAAAACGGACCAGATGAAATTATGCTAGAGGCATGGAAAGCAACATACGGAAAATTCTTTGTATCTTCAATTCTTGGAGAAGAAGACATGTATGTGTGGAGAACACTAAATAGAACAGAATATAAGCAGTTAGTTAATTCTGGAGTAACAAAAATACAATCTGCATACGAAGAAGCAATAGTTAGGAAATGCATCCTGTGGCCACAAGTAACACCAGAAACTGTGGCATCAAGCGACGCAGGAACTATTCCCACACTGTCAAAGCAAATACTATTCAAGTCTGGATTTGTATCAGATCAATTCGCCTTAAGTCTTATTAAGGTTATATGATGGATGAGAATATCTTTAATTGTGGCGATGGGGGGATTGCAATAACTCTTAGTGGGCTACATGTCACTATAAATGGCAATGTATACTTTGAGCCAGTATGTATAGCTAGACTTTTAACGCTGCCAGAACTAGAAAGATTACATTCATTTGCAACAAATACAGATAATGAACTTAGTACAGTAGACGAAGAAGTTGTTAGGTTGACGTTCAGGTCATTTCTTGGAATTACCGATACTGTTGACTGGAACGCAATAGAGGGCGGAATAATAGCTCTCATATCGCAATCTGTGCGATTACAGAGCATATTATTTGTATCTGACCCAATAACACATCTAAATAAATTAAGGGCGCAGATAGGCCTCTATGACTCGATACAAGCAATAGTATCGAGATTTATGGCGACGCCATTCGATGTAGTAAGAAAACTTCCTATAAATGAACTTTTAAAAAGATATGCTATATGCCTAGAAACATTCAAAGAAGAAGTTAATCCACCTGAAGAAAAAGAAGAATAATGGCAATCATCGGAACATCATCAGTAAGTACATACGAACATTTTGAAGAAGAAAGAAACAGGAAACAAAATAACGCTATACTTAACGTTGGTGTTGGGATAGGCGCGATTGCTGGCACAAACTATTTGTTAAAAACAGATGCTGGCCAAAGTGTTGCACAAAGAGTTTTTGATCTAAACACAACAAATAGTTATTTCAGATACAACAATTTTAAATATCAAGACATAAAGATAAAGAAAACTATAACATTGGGTGACATCATACTTGATACATCTAAAGTTTTAGAAGAAATATCTCCACTTAAGATACTTAGAACATTTCATGTTTCAAGCTTTATATCTCCATATACAATCCCAAATTCAAACTTAAAAACTGTTTTTTTAACAAATGAACAATTACTTTTGGACGAAGATTATGTAAGGAGATTGATATCAAATGTTTCGCCGAATACAACTGGTGATATAATCTCAGAATTATTCGAAAATGGAGGAAAGGTAAGCAACGGACAACTATTAACACTTGATGACAGACTTGTAATGGAGAATGTAAGGTTAGTTAATTTAGCACCTAGCGCAGAAGGAGCAACAGATGCAACTCATCCGTTTCTTAATAGAATATTTGAAAAGTTCAGAAATATACATGGAGCTAAAGATAAGAGTGGGTTTGTGAGATCCGCATTATCTGAAAAAGGTGGAATTGGCATCATAGCAGGAAAATCAGAAAAAGAATTGGCAATAAACTGGGCAAGATCATATGGAAGACTTGCTGTTGAGCCTGGTTTTAAGTTGTTTGATAGGCCATTAGATGTACTAGCTGAAGTAATAGACAAAACCGGTCTGCCAGAAAAATATGGCGCATTTGAACACCTAAGAGACAAACTATATTTGGGTGCAGGAGCTGGAGGAGACTATACACAATCAGTCCCAAGAATGTTTTACAAGATGGGTAAAAATATTGCATCTTTAACAATAGCTGGAGCACTTGCCTACAACTATGGTGACAAACTAATAAGAGAAATAGCACCAGAAGATTCACCTTTTTCAAAAGGAATTATGGAGGGGCTTGCTACTGGATATGTAAATGCAAGAATTGGAATTGCCTCAATGTGGTCTGATAATTTTCAAGACTACAAAGCAAAGCAAGAAGAGCTTGCCCCAGATTCAACATCACTATTAACACTTGCTGGATTCCCTCTAGCTGGTGCCTTATTAGGGGCAAACATAGGATATTTTACCAGAATAAAAGATGCTGCAACAAAAGGTATTGCACAGGCAGATCTTGACGCAACAATTGAGAGAAGTAGTGCAGTGTTAGATTCATTGGTAGGGACTGCATCATACACTCCAAAAGCTATGAATAGGGTTGGAAGATTCTCTGCAATAGGTGCCGTGTTAGCTACAATACCAATATTACCATTTCTTCCAGGTGCCTTGATAGGTGAGTCTTCAGAAGAATTAAGAGCAGAATATTCTGGAGAAAAAGATGTTGAAATAAGAGCAACAAGATTTTGGGGCTCTGGAGGCACGGAATGGCAGGGCGGAAAGATAAAATATTTTACAAAATCATGGTATGCCCAGCTAATGAACAATGCAGAGGATATAGGAAAGTATGGCGATCAGGAAACAAAAGATGCATTAAACCCAGTGCTTAACCCATTTGACTACTTAAGAAATCCGTACAGGCTTGAAGAGATAAATCAAGATCAATCGCCATATCCAGTATGGGGAATGGAGGTTTCTTATGGTGGTGTATTTGGCAAATTGTTTCAGGCAACAATAGGCGCAGTTATAAAACCAACAATAGTAAATGAAAGACTTGAAGAATATATAGAATCTGGCGACATAGAATCTTCTGAAGGCGTAGAACTAAAGCAGCAGATAAAAGAATCAGAGCAATCCCTTATTGACTCAGGAATGATGCTTGCCCCAGAGGCTGCAAAACTTAATACAAAAACAGAACTAGCACATACTGCATACTCTGCGCTTACTGACTTTGCAGGACTTAAGGGATGGCTAATATCACTGGCATCAGATGAATTGCATACAGGAATGGGCGACCCAGGTTTACAACTAAGCACATCTGGCGCAATGAACAATTCTGCAAGGTCAATTATTGACGCTAATTTTGGAGGAATGGGAATAGCTGGCGAATCAATTAGAAGATTTATTCCAACAAATGCAGGCTCAGTCCTTGATAAAGCTAATCCTCTAAGAAATCAATCTCCTTCATGGCTACCACACGATCTTGACAATTTTTATATAGACTTTTCGTCAGGAGACCCATTTAAAAAGGTAGAAAAGGGATATTTTAGACTTCCAGGAGAAGGATATGCAAGCCTAAATCCAGAGTTAAAAGATATAAATCCAGAAAATTATCCATACATACAAAGATTTAAGATACTTTCAGATGTAGCAATGGGAAGCGATGAATATTATCAATATAAAGATATAATGGATGCAAGATATGCAAATAATCAGCTAACAGAATATGAACAAGGAATATATCTAGACACTATAGAAAAATTAAACAAGAGATCTGTCGCAAGAGAGTTTTATGAAGCTCCAATCGCGGACAATGGTGCGATAGGTAGTGCTGTTTCTAAATACTGGAAACTGGCTACATCATTGTCAGAAACACCAACAGAGTCATTGACGTTTTTAAGACCATCAGCAAAGCTTATACATCAAAGAACAGCAATAGAAGACTATGAAAAAACACAGCTATATGGAAGCGATAGTGCGATGTGGACAAGTCCGTATAGCGACTTTATTAAGCCAACAATAAATAAGATGCTTATATCTAAAGAAGTGCCAGAGGAAACATTAGACAGAAGAGCAATTGATGAATATTTTGACAAGCTAGAATATATTAAAAATAGAAGATTATACAAGGATGCACTATCATCAGGAGACGTTGAATTAGCAAAACAATACAAAAACAAATATGAATCAACAGTCATCGGAGCTCTTACTACTGGACTTGATGAAAACATGGAAATGACAAGGGCATATATCTCTATGCCTGATAATGAAAAGCAGTATTTTGCAGCATTTTCAAATATGAAGTCAGAAGAAGACAGAATAGCCGTTATCAATATGCAAACTCCAGAAATGGCAGAAATGTATAGCAAAATATGGAGGAGAAAAGACGCAATGATGCAAAACGAAACACCAGAAAGTCAAGCTGCAGCAATAATGGATATTGTAAATGATGAGTCATCAGAACTTATATCAAAAAACAAAGGAGCGTATGCAAAGTATATTGCTGGCAATAATAGTAGAGATTCCACATTTGAAGAATATCTTGCAGACAAAAGAGCGGAAGAATATATAAGTAACACAACTGGAATGCCAAATGATAATTTTTATGGATGGGACCCAAGAATAGAAATAGATGATATAAAGCTAAAAACACTAACAATAGGAAAAGAAGATGTTAGAAAATATGGGTTTTGGGAAGGCGACGAAGAAAGACTTAAAAGAATGATAGCATTAGATAGCGAAACACAGGTAGTTAATGAAATTGAGGAAATAAAGTCTGGCATAAGACAAGAAAAGCTTCAGTCTGCAATAATAAAGTCAGAGCTATATCATCGTGGCATAACAGTAGAAGAAGTAAGGTTTCATAGAAGCCAAAGTAATAATACTAATATAATGGTTGGTGCATAATGTCATTTTTTACAACAGCAGTAGGAACAGTTGGTGGTTTTGTCTCACAGGATCCATTCGAGAATCCTTTTTCTTCAATTATAGGAGCAGGCATTGGTGGTTTTGCTGGATATAATTTTGTATATCAAAAAAACAAAAAGCCATTATTTTCAATATCAGATAAAATAAACTACAACAAGCAATATATTTCTGGAGAATATAACAATTTGTATTTTTCAAGAATTGCAAAACAAAGAGTAAGCACTTTGCAAAGAATGCCTATATCAATAGAGAGAATAAGAAAAAAGCTAGCAAGCCCAAACAATTTGTCACAGAGACAAATTGATAGATTGACCTCTCTTTTATCTGCAAAAGAATCAAAGTATGGATCATTAATGGCAAATATGGATATTTTGGCAAGAGCAAGAAATATACCATCAAACATAAGAGACACTAAAAACTTGATGGAAATGATTAAAGCAGGAGATAGACAAACTATCAGTCTTATAAATGATACATTTAGACTTGGAAAGCAAGCATTTGGGACAGGCGTATTTGCAAATCAGGCAAAAAGTGGAATTACATATACTGCACAGATAACATCAGGAATGGAAAAGGATATAGCAATAGATGTAATAAAAAAGCATTTTTTAAATATAGGAAATAGCGAAATAGACTCAGCAAGAAAGGCAAAGAACCTACAGTTTGCACTTGAAGGCAAGTCCTTTTCTTTGAGCAATACATCACTAATGGTGTCTGAAAATGGAAAAAGATACGAAATTCCAATAACTGGAGGAACGTCTGGAAATGTTAAATTCACAAAAATAGACGACACATTTTATGTTTCAAAGCCATTTAATCCATTTATGAGAATGGCAATGAATGGAGACTCAGTTTCTAGTGATGAACTAAAATATCTATTTGGAGAAGTGCAAGAGACAAAAGATCTCTTAAGGATGGCACTTGACCCAGAGGAAATGCTTGCATTGAGCAAGTTGTCTGGCAAAGATGCACTTGCGGAAACCGACAAATTTGTAAGGGAAAGTATAGAGTATCTTCAATCAGAAGCACATCTTGGAGTTGCAGACATTAGGGATATTAAAAATATGCAATCACAAGACTTTACAGAATACGCACAAAGAGTGTCATCTCAATCAATAGGATTTATGAAGTCACTCGCCAAAGGTAAAGATGGGAGTTTGTCAATAAGGGATATAGACACATCTGGTAAAGTCTCTGGCGGCATTGTTAGCACATCAGAATATGCAAGATCATACTCATATCTTAAGTCTATATTTAAATACGACCCATTGTACGGACAATCTGTAAATACCATTGGAAGATATACATCAATAGGTAATATTGGTATGTATGGGGCAGAAGAATCACTATTTCCAACCGCAGAGAGGGGATATGGGTCACAAATAGTAAGATCATACATAGACAGCAATAACTACAACTTAAGAAGGCTGGATATCGACTCAGATATTGCTGACTGGATAGCAAAAAATATATCCGGATCATACTCAATAGATGATGGCTCTGGGTTAATAACTAACAACGGAAATAAGAAATTAATCAGTTCTCACTACATAAATTTTGAGATACCAAGATCTGCAAATGGATCATTTTTAGCACATGAAAGCATAATAAACGCTCTATCAAGCACAAACAATAAAGAAGGCTTGCTATCACAAATACTGGTAGATAGAGACATGACACTTGGATTTGACAGGCACGGACTGCCAATAAAGCTTAGTAATGTGTACTCAAATGCACAAATAGAAAGTGCAGATGTTGTAAACGACTCAATAAGACTAAGACTAAGGGCATCATTTGATGCAAGCAGTGAATCATGGATAAAATTGTTTGGCACATCATCAAAGGCTGGATATACAAAGACATCTCAACATGCACAAAGAATGATATTAGCAAAAGTTGCAGAAAAACAATTAAGTCAAAATTCAGAATTGCTAGATAGCATATCTGCAGAAATTGGCACAGATAGAGCAAATATAATCAAAACCCTGCAATCAATGCACTCATCAGTTGATTCTGTAGATGCAAATGTAGTCAATGCATCAGACGTTATATTTAAAAAGCTAAATCTTGATAACATAGATATCATAACAGGCAGAGGAGAGGCTGGGAATAAGGTTATCTCTACAATAGCAATGGGCACAGAGAATGAAGCAGCAGAAGCAGCAGCAAGCATAATTAAACAGGTGAGTGATGCAAACATAAGGAGAGGAAGCGAAAATGAAATATTCAAAAGACATATGGCCACATTAGCAGACTCAAACTCCAGTAGACTTGACCTAGCAAGGTCAGCAATGTTTATGCTTGCACAAACAGACGCAAAGGGAAATGCAGATATTGTATCGACACTAAGGGCTCTTGGTGGAAATAGTCAAAATCTAGATCAACTTGTTGCAGGAGGT